CTCGTTTTGCTTATGGTGTGACCTATATATGACCTATAAAAAGTTAAAGGGCCAGGCAATCTGCCTAACCCTCTGTTTTTGTTGGAGCGGGAAACTGGATTCGAAGAAGGCTGCTCGAAAGTCCCGAAACATTTTGCAGAAAATAAATGTAACAATATCAGCTAAATAAAACTGACTTCCTTGCGGTATCCGTCCAGATAAAAACATTGAATTCGGTTTCAATCCAGACCAACCTGCGAAAGTTTTGCGAAAGATGGCCTTCTCGTTCGAGTCCGTATAGGGTTCCCAAACGTGACACTCAGCAAAAGTTTTTTGCTTACTAAGTTCGAGTTCCGAATGATCCCATTAAAGAGAAACCATCCTAGTACCATGTAACACTTATTTTTTCGCATCAAACCCCTTGTTAAGGGGGACTGAGGTGGGTTGGTTTTAGATGTTCCAGCGTACTAGGTCAGAATCTTTTCTTTATTAACGCTCTTTTGCACAAAAACTTTCTAGATATTGGTAATTTATTATCGTGGAAATACTTGATAATACAACAGTAATCTTGAAAATAATCATCCTGTGATTGTAATTTGGCTAAGTTTCTGAGCATTTCACCGTGGCATCGACGGATGATTAACTTACTGTTGCAAGGGCATGGCAGATGCCCCCGATAGGAATCGTCAGCCAAAATTTGCAGAAATCCTAATATATTTTCTTCTACCGATATGTCAAATATATCCATGTAATATTCCAGGATTCCTTTGCCCCCATGTGACAATTCACCAAATGGTACTTCTCCATGGTTTTTCCAATACTTGAATGCAAAAAAGAATGGAATAAGCAGTCGTTCCATAAACCCTAAGATCGTCGGACAACTTTCAAATGTTGCTTTGACCGCCAATGGTGACCCCAGGCAAAGTATTCCGTCGTCATTCGTATGAAAACCATCCGTCAGTCCAGTTGTCTCTCTTGCCACTGGATGTGTGTCGGGATACACAATTGGCAATTTAATTTCGATTGTAACTCCATCAATCAACAGTTCTGTCGTTTCATAAATGGCGGAGGCGCAAATAGGCCCCCGCACTACCCACTCTCCAAAAAGATTCTGCCCCAAAGTGAATTCAGGATATTTCGCCTGCAGTTCCGCAAAGTGATGATGAATCAACGTTGCACTGTCATTATTCGTAATCAAGCTTTCCATGGTTTATTTGGTGTATGAATTTCTATCCTGGGTGGCGTTTTGCTATCGGCAATAGCAGCACCGACCATAACCTTTTCAGACTTAGCGAGTGCCTCATTGACAGCTCTCGTACCAAAACGAGCCCTAAATACTTCTTGGAGTTTCCCGACATTTCCCTCTTGTAGTGCACTTCGGAGATCGTCCGCCACCTGTCGTAGCCATTTCCGGAACTTCAACTCACGTTGTGGGTGCTCGTGCCACTTATCGGCAAAATTTTCCATCGGATTCACAGGGTTTGGGACCCAGGAAACTCCACCGCGTGACTCTATAAACAGAGGCATCTCATCAAGGAGGCTCAGTATGCAGTCAACGATGTCGGCTTCGTTCTTGTAAGCGTGAGCAGCAAGTGTAGAAATGATGATAGAGACCGGCTTGTCGTCACAGTCATTGATAAACATCATGTCTCGATGCCTTTTCAGTATTTGAATTGCTCTCTGGAGGGGTGTCTTTACTCGGAATTCAGGAACAGCTTCAATAGTTGCAGCTCTAAGGGATTCCGCCATAGATTTCCGCAGACTATCGAAACGTACCTTCATCCGTTCGTGGAACCAATCTGCATAGCCTTTGGGATTGCTCCTCGGCCAATCATGATCAAGAGAATTGTAACTATTGGATTTAATGTCGGTAATTGAAATGGCTTTTTCTGCCAGAACAGGAGGAACTCCATTTGCAAATAGAAGTTGTTTGACCCCTTCGTCTTCTGGAATGGCGGGAAGTATATCCATATGAAACTGGGCTCCATTCGAATAATTCAGAGTCCAGCACCTGCGTCCTTCCTCCTTGTCAAGCATTCTATCATAGTCGCCATTGGCCTTGAGACGGTCGCCAACCATTTTCTTTAATTGCTGCTGCGTTATAACCTCTTTTGATTCCTGCAGTTCGCAAACGAGGTCGATGTCGTACTCTTCTCTGTCGTCAAACGGTCTGATAACTGTACCAAGGCGGAAAGACCCTTGTGGATATATCTGAGGATTGTACTGAGCAAGGATCGAGCCCTCTTTACCAAGCCATTGACCTACCGCTTTGTACCTGTCTTCTGCCTCCACGTACCGTGTATCTGATATATCAAGAGACTCTGCGAGATACATCAGGAACTGGCCCAACTGCGATTTCACATCAAATGTCATGACTTTTCCTCCTCAACCCTGTGATATGGGATATATGGGAAAACTTTCTCGGAAAAATGGCTGAGGAATATGTCTTTCACTTGTGGCGATACATGCCGACTTTCATGTGCAGCCTTTGCCAGCAGTTCATCCTCGGAAATCTTATCGAGCTTGAAAATTCCGTCTGGGACTTTCGGATCTATACGGAGGACATTATCCTTTCCCAATAGGTGTTGCACCTGCGTATTGGCACCGATGGATTGTCCGCGGAGAATGACGTTCACAGCTTCTTTCCTCCAGTGCCACATTCCACCATGGTCAAGACATTTCGGCCTGCTTTTCAGTTCATCGGTTGTTCCAAGGCTTAAAACCCGAATGGAACTTAACGGTATATCCAGCATACTGACTGCTTCAGCAATTCCGACCATACTTGGATTATTCGCCCAAACTCCACCGTCCACTAGCCGGAGGTGGTCCAACTCGGTAAATGATGAGAAAAAAGTTGGGGCTGAACTCGTCGCCATCGCAGCCTTCCATATCGGCACCTTATAGTCACGCCGCAGACGATCATTATGGGGGGTCTTAAATAGGTAAACGTCGTCATCACCAATGTTGTAGGTCGGAATCACGACTCTCTTGTGCAAGTCGCCCAGCAACTTCTCGCCGAAACAATCACGCAAGGTTTTCTTCAGGTTGCTCGGGCTGAATTTATGTCTTATCAAGTGTCTAAGGTCTGCAAAACGCTGCTGAGGGAAAATGTATGGTCCACTTTCGACGTAAAAGTGAACTATCTCTTTGGGCGACATGCCTGACGCAAGAGCAAGAGCTATAATCCCGCCGGTCGATGTACCTGTGATTAAATCGAAGTGATCAGTTACTCGGATTTTTAGATCCTCTTCAAGGTGTGCGAGAACTGCCGCCGAAAAAAGTCCTTTGATTCCACCACCGTCAAGTGAAAGAATCTGGAAACGTTCATTCATATCCTACTCCCCCTTACACGCGTCCTTCAGAACGATAAACATGTCCCATCATCCGCGAGGAGGGAATGGATCATTTCCATGGCTATCCGAACCCGATATTCTGCCATTCTTGTTGTGAATAATTAATTCTGACTCTTGGTTCTGGCTTATCCTCCGGCCCTGATCAATGGCCTCCTTTTTTGTTTCGGTATGAATCGAGGCTCTTTGTGCCCCCGCTTTTTTTACATCCCATCCTCCATCATTGTTTGGAACCACATGGTGCTGTTTGAGTGACATAATTATTCTCCTTTTATTTTTGAATGATGCTACGTCAACTTATTAATAGTTGCGTTCATATTTTGACTACGGCCATGTTGGCGTGATTTACAAAAACTTCCGACATTTTTCTTTTCTGGTTTTGATGGTTCAATTCTGGTAGAAACCGTAATGAGCTGAAGAGCCGAGAACAGTGTCTTATGGCAGAGGTGAACAATGGGAAACAACACCAGAAGAAATGGCGATCCTTTTTGGGAGCTACAACAACGCTATCGTTCTGAAAGAAGTCTGCCTGCTAACTGGGAATCTCTGGATTTTTTTAAAGAGATAAGCGACAGAAGATTGTTGGAAAAAACGTGCGGGAAATTTCCACGGGTCAAGTCTATGGTGTGCCTTACTGGATCAGACCATCACCCGGTCTTGCTTCTCAAGCGAGCTGGAAACTTCAGTTTCCGCTTCTGCCCCTGCTCGACAAAGAAGCAAGGTAATTACAGCTATATTCCTGCTAAAACTACACTTGAGCTTGCACCAACGCCTTTCCATAAGCACGGATATATCTGCCACAATATATTCATTAATCTGCCACCTGAAAACGACATGGTTGGCCAGGAGAACTTTTTCGGCATTGTCCGGGAGAATGATATTATCGGAGATCAATACAAAGAAGGGATGCAATGAAACTGGGTCTAATTGAATGGCTGAAAGGCCCTGATGGAAGAGTGATCCTGCTTGAGTGTGCCGAAGATATTGAATACCATGCACGAAAAAAGTCTCTCAACCTAGCACACATATTCAGGGAAGAGTTTGTTAGTGACGCAAACGAACTGCGCAGGATTGTCGCCAGCGAACTAACGACATACCTGCTGGAACATCAAGATGCCGTTACCAGAGATATTTCCGAAGATGTCTCTAAAGGCGACATATCGGCGGTTACCGCCAAGATTGTTACTAAGTTTCTTAGCCACGTAATCGACAAGCGTCGCACTTATCCCGTCAGTCCTTTTCATGCATTTCAACGCCATCTACGCAAGGTAATATCCCAAGCAACAGAGGTTCGCTATATCCCCACGGATAATGGCTCATATTATGCCTACACGGATGCTGTGAATATTGACTACCTGCCGTATACCTATTGGGGATTGGCATTCGACGGGTGGTCCTCGCCGTCAGTTCCGCTTGCTGAAGTTGAGGAACAGGCCGGGATGCTTTGTCTGTCCCGCTTCTATTGGGATGAAGCAACTTGCAGGTATGAAACTGAATATCTGCTGCCGTTACTGGAACTGACCCGATTTGTGTTTGCCAAATACCCTCTTATAGCCCAGCGTAAGGATGTTGGAGCCGGTGGCGTCGATGGAATGACTGAAACAGAAAAATTTGATTTACTGAAACCGGTACACCTTGCCGGTGATCCGCTCGGTCCACTTCAACGCCAGTCAGACCGTCTTGATTACGACATAATCGAATACGAACTCAGCAAACTTGCAGACCAGTGCTGTGCCGGCCTGGATGAGCGACAGACTGAAATACTCTGGCGGGCATCTGATGGTCAGACGCTTGATGAAATTGCTCGGCGTTTGGGTGAGAAAGGTCCAAGCAATATCCAATACCACCTCAAGAAGGCACAGAGTCATATACGCAAGTTCTGGCTATTGTGGGGTAATGCTCAGTTGCCAGGATTTGCCGAAGAGGATGAAGAAGAACAATTCATTTTTGTAGAAAAAATCGTTCAGCATTGTAAAGAACACTACGGGGGCCGTGAAGGTATATGAGGACACACATCCCGATGGAATCAACTATCATTTCACTAAAAATGAAGTTGGCGTGGCAGGAAGCCTATCGCCTTCGCGCGTGCCCAGGTGACGATATGCTGTTTGCAGAACAACCAACAATAGAAACTCAGAGGCATCTGAAGATATGCCCTGCCTGCAGTGATATCAGGAATGCCGCACCACGGGTGAGAACCGCCTGGCGGGAATTGGCCGATAGACTTTCAGATGGAGTTTCAGTGCATAAAGCGACAGATGTTCCGCCGGTCGAGGGTCAGGTGTGGACTTTGAGTGATGACCTCTCGCATTGGAGTGGCGATGGCAACTATTACTGTCCACCACGGGTACTCCTGCTAGGCATTGAAGGCAACTCGCTCAAGGTGGCTCAGACGTATCACGATACTGCCCTTGCATCAGATGGCGATGTACTTCTGTCTGACAATCGGTTTGGATTCGCACAGTCTTGGAATATTTACACTATTCACCGTGAGATGCTCAGCTATTGCCTTGGCGGGGTAAAGCAGGAAGAGATGCAGGAAGTATTGAATGAGGCTGGTAAGCCTCGGGCAAATATTGATGAGAACTCGATTCTGTACTGGTTCAGGACGACAGAAGTAATAGTCGGGGCGGAAATTGCGATGCCTGCTGTGGCACAACTTATGGAAGAGATGGTGGCTTGTCCGTCTGAAAATGAG